CGATGAAACACCGCAGATAGAACAACTGGTCATAAATATGAATATGGCTAATACACAGCAATCAGACAACGATATACAGTCAGGCACTGCGGCTGGCGGCAAGGTAATTACATTCCCTGTAGCGTTTAAGACACTGCAAGCTGTAGCGATATCGGTAGGCGATATGCAAAGCGGTGATTTTTATGCTATAACTAGTAAAAGCGCAACAGGGTTTACTATTGTCTTTAAAGACAGCAGTAATACGGTGATAGATAGATTATTCGATTATGTTGCGACAGGGGTATAATAGATGGCACAACACGATTACGTCATAGCAAACCAAACATTTCCAGCAACGCGCACAGATTTAAATAATGCGCTTTCTGCGATTGTTAGTGCTAATTCTGGTGCAAGTGCGCCATCCACTACCTACGCTTATCAGCTATGGTATGACACCAGCACAAATAAACTCAAAATGCGTAATGCAGATGATGATGCGTGGATTGATTTATTTGACGTAGACCAGACCGCAGACACTGCCAGCCCTGCTGGTGCGGCTGCTGGTGGCGGTGCTGGCTACTTTCAGGGCGAGAACGGTGCGACAGGTGACACCACTAACGGCAAGGGCGATATCTTTCGGGTGCATGAGCAACAGTTGGATACAAACACCACTATCGCATCAGGTGATAACGCTGGGGCTTTCTTTAGCCTGACAGTGGCAACAGGGGTTACGTTGACGGTCAACGGTAATTTGGTGATAGCATGAGTACATTAAAAGCAGATACAATCGTAGCATCAGACGGGTCTAGCCCTGCAACGCTAACAAAGCAACACGCGCCAAAAGCCTTTATAAATTTAGATTTTTCTTCTGGTACACCTACAGCGCAAGACAGTTTTGGCTCTAGCGTAATAACAGATAATGCGGCTGGTGATGTAACAATTTCGTTTGCCTCTGCTTTTGGAAATGCAAACTATACAAGTGTTGGGATGGGCGGAAATACGTCTAACTCATTAAGAACACCGCACCAAAACAAAGCTACGCATACACCAACAACAACGCAATGTCGTTATCAGGTAATATATTCTAATGGCGTTGCACCAGTAGATCCGAAATATTGTGGTATTGCAGTTTTAGGAGAGCTAGCATGAGTGAGATTATTACGAACAAACTCACTGGCAAGACTGCGGCTGGCAATGTGACCATCACCTCTGAGGGCGGTTCTGCTACAATGCAACTGCAACAGGGGTTGGCGAAGGCTTACGCTCACTATGACCAACTTACAACCTCGCTTACTGTACGAAACACGCTTAATTGCAGTAGTCTTTCAGACGATGGAACAGCCGCAGTAACAACAAACTATACTGCAAATTTGTCTGATGGATATTATGTAGCTGGCGGTCATTCTGGCAGAGACACCGCAACTAGCACTACAGCTTATTGGATTTGGCCTACAACTAAATCAGGTACAATAACTTATTCTACCTCTGCTACAAGCTGGCAGGGGGGTTTTTCTAGTGGCACTTCTTCTGTTCTTACAGCGAATGATATGTTTATAAATCTTATGACTTTGCACGGAGACCTAGCATAATGGCTGGCAAGATTATAGCAGACACTATTGAGACAGGGGCTGGTGCTGATATACCCACCAGCTATGTTGTGAATGGTAGTGCGAAGGCTTGGTGTAATTTGGATGGCACATCAGCAACAGCAGCATCTGATTTAACTGGTGTAAGAGACAGTTTTAATATAAGTGCCGTAGTAGATAATGGCGTGGGTGATTACACCTACGTTTTTTCAAATGCTATGAGCGATGTAAACTATTCTTTTTCAGCAGCCGTTAGAGGCGATAGTGCCAGTAACGATAATATATTTAATGCAGATTTCAATCATGCGTTTTCGGCTTCACAGTTAATTATGAGAAATAGAGATGCGGCTTCAGCACGGGATTCACAGCAAGCTTGTATACAGACCTTTGGAGACCTCGCATAATGAACACACCTGAATTTCAAGGCACACACTTATGGGATAGACTGTGCTGGGCAAAGGAAAACCTTGAAGGCTATCAGTCAGACTACCGTGTTGTCTACGAAGACAGCATTGACGAGTGCGCTAAAATATTAGTGCCAGACCCTAACTGGATGGCAGCAGCTATACAGGGCGGCATCTTACCGCCTGTCTGGGTTTATTGGGAATTGGCTAAAGACGAAGCGCAGCCAGATTTTAAAAAGCATACGCGCGGCTATTTGTTGCACGATACAGAGCCGATGCCGCCTATGACAGAAGAAGAAGCTATAGAATACCTGATTATGAAAGACGTACCGCAAAGCGTCTGGCAAAATTGGGATAGCGGTAACAAGCCAAAAATGGTTATATGCCGCAAAGGGCAACTGCCCCAAACAAGAGAGTGGCGCAACGCTTGGCGCATAACAGATGATTTAGCCGCATAGGAGTTTTTACAGTGGTTGATACATATATCCTAGATAAAGATGGGAACAGCGCAAACGCAAGTGAAGTAACTGTGCCATCTAATCGTGATTTTCGGGGCGCGTGGTCATTATCTGGCAACGTTATTTCCGAAGATTTAACCAAAGCAAAAGAAATCTTTGCTGATAAAATCCGCGAAGTGCGGAAGCCTTTACTAGAGGCTTTAGACGTAGATTTTATTAAAGCGCAGGAAACTGGCGCGGATACTACGCAAATCGTAGCTGACAAACAGGCTCTGCGCGATGCTACTACGGCTGGTGATAGTGCTAGCGATATTGCAGCGTTAAAGGCTAGCTGGCCTGCTGCTTGCGGTGACAATCCCTATTCATAGGTAAATTATGATTGAGATACTTACTTTAGCTGCCTCTGTAACAAAAATTGCAGGGGCTATCAGCACTGGTATAAAGGCTGGCAAAGATGTTGCTAGCCTAATGCCTAGTGTTGGCAAGTTAGGTGAGTTAGACGCGCAAATACAGATTGCAGAGGCAGGCAAGCATAAAGGCGTTCTGCGAAAGCTGGCTAGCACAGAACAGGAAGCCTATGCAATTAGTCAGGCAAAGCTAGCACATAAAAAGGCTATGGATGAGTTGCGTAGTCATATGCTGTTATTTGGTGGCGGGGTAGGTGCTTGGGATGCTTTCCAGCGTGAATTATCTATGTCTCGTAAAAGAAAAGCTGACAGGCTAAAGTTTGAAGCTAAAAAGCGCAGAGATAGAGAAATGATGCTAGCTTGCGCGATTTGTGGTATAAGTATAACGGTGGGGATATATGCTATATACTTATGGGCTGACTATTTAAAAGGTGGGGTAAATGGATAGCAAGACACCAATAGATTTAACGGCTGCGACCAGCACAGGCGCGGTATGGATGGGGATGTTGCCAGAGATGCTAACGGTGATTGCTACAGGGTTGACTATTATCTGGTTTGCTATCCGCATCTGGGAAACTGAAACCGTACAGAAAATAAGAAACAAGCTTAAAGCAGACTAATGCCATCAGCTACTATAAGCGGTGCAATAGGGGAAATGATAGCCTGTAGTGTTATTATGGGCTTTGATGGCTGGTCTGCCGCGCACGTTCCTACCGATGGCTATGATTTAGTAGCGTTTGATGAAATGGGTGCTTTGCGGATACAGGTAAAAAGCGGAATGCCTAGATCAGAAAGTGACGGGCGCAGCAGGTGTTATCACTTTAATAATGGCTCTGGCGGCAAAAAGAAACTGAGGCACGACCAATATGATATCCTATGTCATTGTTCGCTACTTGAACGCAGGTGCATCTTCTATGCAGCCGCGTCAGTCAATAAAACCAGCCAGCGTTATCCGTTGTCGGCTTTCGATGATGTGCATAAAGAAATGGCTAGCTGGGAAAAGGCAGTGCAAATTGTGCGCGAAGGGTTTTGCTGATGGATTGGTCTAAATATCCTAACTTTACAGAAAAAGAGTTTGCTTGTTCACATACTGGCAAATGCGATATGGACGCAGCTTTAATGGAAAAGCTGCAAACCTTGCGCGATAAGTATGGCAAGCCGATTACAGTTACTAGCGGCTATCGTGATAAAACGCATCCTATAGAAGAGCCAAAAGACCGTCCTGGCATTCATACTATGGGGCTAGCTGTAGATATTGCCTGTAATGGTCAAGAAGCTTATCACATACTATATTTAGCCTTTCAGTTAGGCTTTACTGGCGTAGGCGTAGCGCAGAAGGGGCATCATAGGTTTATTCATCTAGATATCTATACAAAAACGCCACGCAGCAACGTTTGGAGTTATTAGCATGATACAGGCACTATTACCGCTTTTACAGCCAGCTATAGAAAAAACGCTAGACCTGATACCCGACCCGAAGGCTAAAGAAAAGGCCAGAGCGCAGATGGTGGCAGAGGTGGCTAAAGCCGAAGGCACATTTAGAGATTTTGTGGTGCAGTACGAAGGCGCGGCAAAAGATGTGCATATTAGCATCCAGATTTTGCGCGGTACGGTGCGGCCTGTATTAACCTATTTTCTGGCAGGGGCGTTTATATACGGCTTTCTGACGCGCAACGTATCTGATGATGCTATGGAAATGCTATGGCAGCTTAACCTGCTATCTCTGGGGTTTTGGTACGGTGAACGTGCTATGAAAAATCTTGGGCTAGATTTTGGCAAAAAGAAAAAAGATTAGATAAATTTATCTTCCTCATCTATGCGCCAGATGCGCCAGCCCTTACCCTCGCGTCTGGTCATGCAGTGCAGGCCACGATATTTAAAGCCAGAACGAATGCTGTCGCGCTGATATCTATCTTCTGTATAAATACTTTCGCCACGCTTCATATCAGCTATAAAATTCATTTTACCTGATACGCCCTTATTAGGTATAGGATAGTTTTTATCAACCTTCATTTTTTAGCAATTCCCATCTTTTATTGAAGCATTCTATATGCAGTGTTTCGCCTGCACCATCGCAAGTAAACATTCCGTTTAAATTAACTGGTTTCTCGCACCAAGCGCATTTATCGAAGCGCGGTGGTGGCGGCACGTTT